TCTGGCCGATGGTCTGAGCAATCATCGGGTCCTGCATGAACGCAGTGTGCGTAGCGATGTGCGCCTCGTGATCTTGGTAGATGAACGCCTTGATCGGCTTGCCAACCAGTGCGGACATGTTCTCGGACACGGGGTCGCGTGGCTTCTGATCCTCGCTCGTGGGCACGATCTTGTCAGCGTTGCGAATTCCCAACACTTCGATCATCTGGCGGTGCAGGTACGGCAGGTCATAAATCTGCGGCGCATCCTTGGCCATCTGGAACACAGCTTGGTACTGGACCACGCGCTGAGCCATCGTGCTGCTGTTGGGGTCGCTGACGGGGATCACGTCCACCATGGTGTAGTCCATGCGGCGGGCACGGATCACGCCGGTGTCAGGCTCGTAGTCGTAGTCCTCGGGGGCGTAGTCGGCGATGATGTTCTTGAGGAGCTTGAACTCCTGCTTCATCGCGTAGTGCACACGGGCTTGCACAGCAGCCATCGGCTTGAGCGTGCGCTCCAGCAGTGCCAGCGTGGTGCCCACCGGTGCCTGCGCGGACATGTCGGAGATGTTCATGTCACTGATAGCACCGAGGCGACGGCCTTCTTCAGTGATGCGCTGGAGCAAGGCAAGCAGAGTCTGGCTCGGCTCCTTGTATGGCAGCGTCATGATGTTGTCTTTGATCGCGCCCGAGGGCACGTCAACGTCACGGAACTCGCCCGGGGCGATGGGTGTGTCGTCACCCTTGATGCGCAGGCCACGTGCCTTCAGACCACCCGGCAGGTTACTCAGAGTACCCGCGTCAACAAGTTGACGGATGATGGACGTTCCGGCGCGTGCGTAGCCACCGATGATGTGGATCAGGCCAAGGCCGTAGAAGCCAAAGCCCGGGACATACACGTAGTGCACGAAGTGGTCGCGCTTGAGCATCAACTCGTTGTCAGGCTCCCAGTTGCGACGCACAGCAAGAACTTCTCCTGTGCCCTTCTCGATGGTCACAACGTAAGGCTTTGCAAGGTCGTTTTCTTCGTCGTCCACGCCATCGATGCACAGGTATGCGTGAATCTCCAGCAGCGTGTAGCGGTTGTCTTCAGTCAGGCTGAAGCCACCTTCTTCGGCTTTTTTCTTCTCGATGTCGGTGTGGAATGTCACCGGCTCACCAAGTTCGATGTCACGGTAGAACCCTTGCGCTTGCAGGCGCTCCACCTCAACCTTTGTCTTGCGCATCACGTGGGTCACACGCTCAGCGGTCTCGATGTGCGACGCGCCATACGGCACGATCACGTCTTCTGCGGGGATGTAGACGGAAACTTGACGCCCGATGCTGGGGTCGTAGTACACCTTCTTGAACGCGCTACCGGCCAGACCCAGCGAGTACAGCATGCGCTCATGCTCCGAGCGATACTCCACCATCTTCTCGGTCAACTGGTAGTTCATGTCCTCCTTGACCCGGTTGGCGGCTTCCTCTTTCTCCTTGGTCACTTTGCCAAGAATCTTTGTCTTGACAGGGCCAGAGGCAGGGAATGTCTCGCTCATGGTCTCAGCTTGGAAGCGTATCGCCGCTTCAGCCAGCACCGTGGAGTACACGCCGCAGGCGTCGTCCCATGGCTCGGTGCGCTCCTCGTACTTGAAGCCCAGCACTTCGAGGCCCTTGACGAATGTGTCGGCCCACTCTTTGCGGCTGGAGATGTCAGCTTCAACAAGTTCTGTCAGGTCTGAGGACAGCGACTGGAGGACACCTTCGTCGAGGTACTCCGCGAGGTTAGATGAGAAGTCTTCTTCACCCTTACCTTCTTTCTCAGGCTCCAGTGTGATCTCCACACTACCGTCCGAGAGAGTCACCATATCTGGATTCTCGATCTCAATATCGAGTTCACCCATGCTTTCCCCAAGTTCTTCAAGACCTTGAGGTGCGGCGTAGAGGCCCGGGGCCATGCTGCTTGTTGCCATAGCGGCTCCTTAATAGTATCCGCCGCGACGGCGAGATTTGAAATACCGTGTTTCTTCAGGCTCGTCTGACGGCAGTCGGATGAACCCACCTTGACGGAAGCGCATCAGCGCCATCGTCGTCGTATCTACCAAGTCGTCGTGAGCCATGAACGGGAATCCTGCAATCTCCTCCACGACCTCCTCAGCCCAGCGGGTCTCGGGGACCCAGCACAGCCCGGATTTCACGATGTCCGCCACAGAGTTTAACCGTGCTAACTTGTCACCGCTACCCCGGTGTGGGGTGTACTCCTGCACAGGCACCCCCATCCGGCGAATCTCTTGGTATAGCTGAGTGCCCGCAGATTTCTTTTCCACGATGAATGAGTCGGGCTCCCACTCTTGGTACTCCGCCAGCGCGAGAGTCTTGAGTTCGGGAAACTCGACGCGCTTCTTGATGGCGTTGAGCAAGATGATGTTGTACGTGTTTGCCCCCGGACCTTCGCGCTCCTCGTTGAAGAACACTCCCCATGTGGTCATGGCGGTAAAGTCAGCCCGGTTGTGTGTCTCGGCAGCGGCGTCCAGCGCCATGATGATGTACTCGCACTTGGGCGGGTCCTCGCCCTTCCATGTGTTCCACCACTCGCGCTTGACGACGGACGCTTCTTCCGATGTGGGGTTCTGCTGGTACTGTGCGTTCCACTGGAACACCGGCATGGATGCCTTGGTGCGATGCAGTGCTGTGAGGTCGAAGAACTCTGGCCACAGCGGCTTCTCGTTGTCCGAGCCCTGATTGAAGATCGCAGGGAACTCGACCACCTCGTACTGGTCGGCCTGATCGTTCTGGGCCATGTCGCGGGTCACGCGCCCAGTCAGATCGTCTTGGTGCCAACGGGTCTGGATGATGGCCACACGTCCACCCGGCATCAGACGGGTACGCGCACCGTATGTGAACCACTCGTACGCCTTCTCGAAAATCTCGAAGTTGCCGTTGATGATGTCTTGTTCGTTGTGCGGGTCATCGACCAGCAGCAAGTCTGCACCGCGTCCGGCAAGAGCAGAACCGACACCACAGGCGAAGTACTCGCCGCCCATGTTTGTGTTCCAGCGCCCGGCGGACTTGGAGTCTTGCGCCAAAGAGACGTTTGGGAACACCAGCTTGTAGCGGTCGTCGTCAATGATGTTACGCACCTTGCGTCCGAAGTCCACGGCGAGGTCTGTGGTGTGCGAGACCATGAGCACCTTCTTGTTCGGGTACTTGCCGATGAACCAAGCGGGGAAGTAGATGGAGACCAACTGGGATTTGCCGTGGCGCGGTGGCATGTTTACGCACACCCGGTCTTTGTTGCCCTCGGCAATCGCCATGAGCAAGTTGGCCAGTATCCGGTGGTGTTTGCCGACCTTGTAGTCGGGCTGCATGTGCTTGCAGAACTCGATCAGGTCGTTGTGGCACGCAGCGGCACGCTCGCGCTGCTCCAGAATGTCTGCAATCTTGGCAATTTCTGCCTGTTCTTCGGGGGAAAACGAGTCCAAGTTGTCCAGCATGTGCTGGATTTCCGCTTCCGTGAAGTCATCCTCGGACATTTGCACGTTTTCAGTCATCCCAAGGCGTCCCGTCTGGGTTTTCTGGGTCTACATTGACCTCTTCAGGGGCAAAAATTTCGGGTTTTCCGTCGTTTTCCCCAATTTTTTGGGGTTCTAGCCCCAACTCCTCGTCCAAATTGATCTCTTGCGCACCCACGTCGATGGTTTCTTGGCGACGGATGAGCTTTTGCAGCTTGCCCCGCAGGCGTTCTTTGAGTTCGTCTGTGGTTTGGTGGGTAATCGTGATTTCCTGCTTGTCTGTAAACAAGCCAACGTCTGATACCTTGCCCAGAAGCTCCAACGCCCTGATGCGGATACGCGGATCAGGGTTTACGGACTCCTCCAGCAGCCGGTTTGTCACCAGATGACGCACCTCCACGGCATGAGTTACGACGGCGTGGCCGAACTCATCGAGGTATGAGCGGATATTTCGCAAGGAAGCGGGCGTCAACGACGCTGTATTGACGTTATTGGCTTTTTGGCTGGTGGCGATGGGGTCTGCCGCGTAGGCAGTGGTGACTTTTGCCGCGATCTCTTTGTCTTCCAGAGTCTCGTCCGGCACTTCCAGCCCATGGCCTTCAAGCAACTCCATGGCCCGGCACGCTGCTTCGGCCCGCTCACGCAGGTCGATATAGGGCATATCCGGGGGGATAGGCACCCCCAGTTCCGGTTGGAGTTCCAGTGTTTGCATCAAATTGTCGCAAGTCGTAGTGACCGATGGCTGTAATGTAGCAAAAATTTTTTGGGTGGGGGTGATTATTTTTGCCGTGGGGGGTTTTCTGGATTGAGGGGGGTGGGGTAAAGATGTTTTGGTGTGATTTTGTAGGGGGTGCCCCCGATTTGCCCGGCAGGTGAGTGTTCGTTTGTAATAGTAGTCCTATAGACGCCCGGGACTCCTGAACGTATTTGGGGGGTGCCGTACCCGGTGGGTCTGCCATATCTCGCCATGCCATATCAGAGGGTGCCCCGCCTTGTTAGGGAATCCCTAACAGCCTATCGAATCGT